ATAAACGCTTTCTGGATGCCGTATCCGCATGGGTTGGCCAACCATTAACAACAATTCGTTCCGATAAATTTCAAACGGTTGACGAAGTGTATGAACAAACGCGCTATATGGCCGGACAAAAAGGAGCGCGTTGCACAACGGAAATGAAAAAAATTCCGCGCCTAAAATTCCAACGGGCAACCGACATACACCTCTTTGGATTTACGAGCGAAAAAAAGGAACGCAAGCGAGCATCAGATTTCAAACATCGCAATCCTGACATGAATTTGAAGTGGATTTTGATTGAAAATGGCGTAACAAAACAAGCCTGTTTCAAAATGCTGCAATCAGCCGGAATTGGACTGCCTTTGCGCTACCTGCAAGGTTTCTTAAACAATAACTGCCTTTGCTGCGTGAAGGCCTCCAGCATCGCATATTGGATTCGAGAGCGCAGGATCAATCCAGAAGCATTTGCCCGTCGCGCAAGGCAGTCCCGCGCTATTAACTGCCGTCTTACGCGGTGGAAAAACAAAAGGATTTTCCTAGACGAAATTCCGCCAGACAGCGAAATTCCAAAAAGATTTTTTAAGAAATCTGCACAAGAGAATGTCTCTTGTGGGCCTGAATGTGCCTCGCCAGCTCAACATCAAAAAGACCTATGACATCTGCAAACGTAATCAATTTTACAATCACAAAGGCTGGAAACAAAGTTGGTTCGCACAGCGAACACATGCTTTGTAAGCCACGCCTGAAAGAATTGTTAAAATTCCAGCCGCCGGAAGACTTTAAAATTCAATCAACATGGCTGGATGAACATGAAGCTCCTCACGAAGGAGAAAAGTTAAACCTTGCCGATTTTTTGAGGCAGAACAGGATTATTCCATGAAAAATGACGACAAAATTCATAAAGAACGATTCTTCAAAGTGCTGTCGAAAGCTGCGCTCCCGCTCGCGCAATCAAAATCTGGAAAATCGAAAACCAGCGGTTCGAGTAGCGGAAAGCGAACTCGTCAACGTAAGCCTGCAAATGCTTCCGACTAACATGATGATGCGTCCCGTCAATACTGCGTTTGAGTTGTGCCCAAAAGCCTTCAATGGTGTTGGTATGGCAGCGTCCGCGAACGTATTGCTTCGCGCCGTGGTTCACGACCTCATGGCTGTAACCGAGTTTGCTGACGTAGTTGTAGGCCGGATACTCGTCACTGTGAATCGTCGCACCTTGCGCCACAGTCTTGCGGATATGGCCGATGGCGTTGGCGGTGTTCACAACGTCCACAACCTTAGCTTGGACGCCGCCACGACGCTGCACGACGCCGACAACTGGCGTCTTACCTGCCGCGCCTCGTCCACGTTTGCCTTTGCGCTTCCCGCCGATGTATGTTTCATCGGCCTCGACTTCACCAAAGAACGGGGTCGGCTCATCGGCCATGAGTTTTCGGATTTCATGCGCCATGCGCCAAGCTGTCTTATACGTCACGCCGACTTGCCGCTCGATTTCCTTTGCGGCAACGCCATTCTTGGAATTGGACATGAGAACCATCGCAAAGAACCACTTGACGAGCGACGTGCTGGATTTGTGGAAAATCGTGCCAGCGGTCGGATAAAGTTGATTGCCGCACCAGCCGCAGACGTAGGCGCGGCGTTTCTCAATCGGATGAAAGCAATTTTCTTTCCCGCACTCGCACTTTCCGCCGTTCGGAAAGCGCAGTTTGAACAAGTAATCCAAGCAAGCGCGGTCATCGGGAAACTGCGCGTTGAAATCCATTAACGTATAACTCATATATGAAAACACTAACACAACCATTAAGTGTCGTCAAGGGATAATCGCGATAATTTATGGCTAAACAAACCTCGCCCCCCAAACCACCGATGCCGTTCTGCAAAGATTGCGCCCACTTTATAGCCGTTGAGGAAGGCGACCGACTTGGGGCATTGCCGCGCTGTCGCAAATTCCAGATGACGGACTTGGTCATGGGCGAGCAGTTCTACCTCCCGTGCAGCGACGTGCGAAGCCCGAATGCGCCGTGCGGAACAACCGGAAAATTGTTTCAGCACCAAAAAGTGGTGATTCTTACTCAACCAAAACCTGTCGAACCGGCGAGCAACTGATGAAAGAGGTTTACCACTATGCCTAAGAAAAACAGATCGAAATGTCAGTCTCCATATTTGCTTGCTGAATTTCTGGAAAGGCGACCCTTAATGTTGGGGGGAATTGGGTCGGCCAGTGCAATCATAAAATTGACGCATCCAGAGGTTTTACTGCCCGATTGTAATGATTTTGATATAACGGGCTATAATTTTTTTCTAATCGCAAGGAAGAAATAGCCTTGTCCTGAAAAATGAACGAACATTACTCACACAAAGTAATTTGGGAACAGGAAAAACATCGGCTTCCGTGGTGTTTGTTTTTCAAGTATTACAAGATTCACGATGGTTCAAAAGTATTTTTTGAGCGCCATCTGCGGGGAGAGATTTTGATTGACAGATTTTGCGGGTGGTTAAATCGTTTTACGACTCCCAAACATCATTCCGCTCTAAGCAAAATCCGTTGGCCGGGGTGGTTTAACTAAATGAACGAAAAGCTAGGAATTCTATGTTGCATTGGCTCTCCCCGGATGGCCAAGGCGGATTCCTTCTTCACAAATCTCAAAAACTTCCCGCCCAAGCATGAACTCATCGTTTACAGTGAGCATAATTGGAGCAAGCAATGGCCGGGAATATACAAACTGAATGCGTCTGTTGAGATTGCCAAATGCGACAAAAACCGGATGGCGGTTCACAACTTGGTGTTTCTGGCCGGACTGCGAATTGCGGCCAACAAGCGATTCACGCATGTAATGATACTGGAACAGGATTGCAGAATGAACGTCGCCGGATGGGATGACATCATTTGGCAGGAATTTCTGTCCAAAAACCGCAATGCGATTTCTGGCGGGACGTTGGCCGTTTTCAATCCTCACTCGTATAACCGCCAAGCCGCCGAGCATTTCGAGACTCTGCTTTCTGATTCAAAGGCAAACCGACTGTTGCCCATGCCCGTATTCGGAACTGCCGCGCCAGCGCAACATCGGGATTCAAACGTGTTCCCAATAGGCGCATTTTCGATTCACCGGATGGATTGGCTGCTGAAAACATTCCCCGAAGCTCTTGGAACACCGCAGCAATACATTGAACTCGCGCAGACCATAAAGGTGTGGGATTACGAAATCGGTTTGCGGTTGTGGGCTGAGTTCAAGGAAGAAACCTATCATCAGGTGGTCAATCTTGAGTCAATTTATTCTGGTTACGGAAACAACATCTGTTCTGAGGAAGAACGGATTCAGTGGCTTGAGGAAAAGATGGTCGTCGGGATTCACCAGATAAAAAGCAACTGGCCGGGGCCGGAACCAAAACCATGAGTGCATTTATTCCATCCAACCTTCAAACCGACCACTTCACAAGTCACTCAGCTTTGTTGCCGGTTTATGAGAAGCTGTTCGCGCCAACCAGGGACACGAAGAATTCCATCCTCGAAATCGGCACCAATGACGGTGGCGGAATCAAAATGTATTCGGATTACTTCACCCATGCCAAGGCGTTTGCAATGGACATCCTGCCGACACCCCCCGGCTTGGGGCATGGACTGATTCAATACTTCCAGCGAGACGCCTACACCTTGGATTCTTTCAACTTTATGCACAAGCATGGCGGGAAGTTCGCCCTGATTGTTGACGACGGTTCTCACACTTTGGAACATCAAGTCTGGTTCTGCAAAAACTATCCGGCGCTACTGGCACCGGACGGCATCGCCATCGTGGAGGACATTCAGGAGTGGGAATATCTTAGTTTGTTATCCACCATCGTTACTTCTGGATTTAGCAGTATGGCGATTGACCAGAGGCACGTTAATGGGCGGTTTGATGATTTGATTTTTGTGATATGGCCCAAACCATGAAACTCACCGTCATAACTCCAACCGGCGCACGGCAAGAGGCTTTCAAACTCTGCGAGCGTTACGTTTCTCGGCAGACTTTGCAGCCGCATCAATTTATTGTGATGGACGATGAAGTTCCCCGAACCATATGCACGATGGGGCAGGAATACATCTTCTGCCCGCAGTTCAAGGGGCGCATGAGCCTGTTGAATAAAATTGCGTTCCTGATTTCGTCTGGAAAAGTTACGGGTGACGCGCTTGTGTTCGTAGAAGATGACGATTGGTATCATCCGAAATGGCTTCAATTTTGCTCTGACCAACTCGAAAAATACGACATGATCGGCGAAGGCCACGCCTTCTATTACAACGTGCGCTACCGCTACTGGATTGATTACCGGAACATGAGTCATTCGAGCCTGTGTTCAACCGCGATACGGTCTAATTTATTCCCGAAAGTGCTTGAACTGTGTGACACGACAACCAACAAAGACCCGTTTTTAGACCAAAGAATCTGGCTCGACAACGGCGGGATAAAATGCTCCAAAAGGGTTTTCCGTCCAGACGCAGGAAGGTTGGTTATCGGGATTAAAGGAATGCCGGGACGCGCTGGATACAATGTCGGGCATGACAAGATGGCACAAGACGCGATACGCGAATTAAATATGGCCAAACTGAGGACGCTCATTGGCAGCGATGCGGACGCATACGAACAATTTTACAATCCATGAACGAACCCGAAGAAAGCAACTGGCTAAAATTCCTAAGACATCTGGCCGGGAGGCCAGACATCAAGGGGATTGAGATTGGAACTTTCAGAGGCGAGTCGGCTGAATGGGCCATGAAAAACATATTCACGCATCCCTCTTCATGTTACTACTGCGTTGACCCATTTACATTCTGCGAACAAAAGGAACACGGCATGGATTGTACAAATGTTGAACAAGAGGCGTGTTCCAGACTTTCTGTATTTCCACAATCGCGCATTATCAAGGGATATTCACAGAATGTATTAAGGACGTTTTCACACAAACTTGATTTTGGATATGTTGATGGAAGCCATAAGGCAAACGACGTGTTGAGAGACTCTGTTTTACTATTTGACCTGATGAAGGTTGGAGGAACAATCATCTGGGATGACTTCATGTGGGACATTACTCCTGATGAATTGGACAAACCAAGAATCGCAATCGAAGCATTTCTTAAAATATACGCCCACAGTCTGCGTGTAGAGTTTGTCGGCTGGCAGATAATCGCGGTTAAAACCAAAGAATGACATGAATGCTACAAAACTTAAAGGATTAGGAATGTGGACTAACTGGCAGGAAAACGTCAAAAGTGCAATGCCTAATTTCGCCAAGAGTCCAATTTATGTTTCCCAAGACAGTTACCCCGAAGAAAAATTCAGAGAGGTTGCAAAAGCAGTTGCCGAATTGGGGCCGATTGACATTGAAGGAAAGATCAGAGACTCCGAGTTTGGGGCTAGAGTTGTGGAAACTGAGTTGGGCGGAGTTACTAGGATGTGGCTGGATGGAAATGTTGAGATAGATTTTATCAGAAGAAACCTGCCCGGACTACAGGGTATGAGAGTTCTGGATATTGGGTCTGGCTATGGCCGGTTGGCGGTCATGCTCTCCCCGCTTGTTAAATCTTTTACCTGTATTGACCCGGTTCCAATCTCTGAAAATATCTGTCGTTTTTATACCAACAAGTTCTCCCCCGCTGTGAAGGTTTTGAGCATTGATGAGTTTGTAAATAGTCCGGCAGAGTTTGATTTAGCTATTAACACTCATTCATGGAATGAGTGTATGCTGCCGCAAATTGAGGAATGGATTGATGCGATTGTAGAATTGAAGATTCCCTATCTTTTCACCGTTTCACACGGCAATTCCGAATCGGCATACAAGGCATGGTTCAACGGAAGCCTACCATCATTCAGACCGGCAATCGAAAAACATTTCACTTTGGTTAAAGAAGAAATTCTTGCCGTAGAAGGAAACCCCCATGCGCTATGGATACGAAAATGAAAATTCACTGTCACCTTCTTACCCGCAACGAGCAGCACATTCTGCCCTACTCCCTGCGCCATTACGCAACATTTTGCGAAAGGATATTTGTTCACGACATGGGCAGCACTGACGGCACTCTGGAAATCGCCAAATCGTTCGGAGCCACAATTCGTAATTGGGACACTGGCGGGAAGTTCGATGACAATCTTAACACGCGCATTAAAAACGAGTGCTGGTTAGGGATTGATGCTGACTGGGTGATGGTCTTGGACGCCGACGAGATTATTTACTTTCCGAAAGGATGGATGAACACACTGGACTCATACGATAGGCAAAGCCTTGCCGTTGCGCGTCCTCACGGATTCGAGATGCTGCACGATACTTGGCCAAATCCAAAGGGTCAGATTTACGATGAAGCAAAGTTTGGTGCCAAGTTGGACGACTACTCCAAGCCTGTTTTATTTGCCCCCGGCAGAATCGAGCGCATCCGGTTTTCCACTGGCGCACACTCTCTGGACGAAATTAAGGTGGTTGGAAATGCCGCACCCGAGAATCTGAACCAATACTCATACCCGCTATGTTGCCTGTTGCATTATCACCAGATTGGGCCTGCTGAACAGATTGCGGAGCGGTATGACGACCACACAGCCAGAATGTGTGAAGCCAACATTAAGAATCGTTGGGGTTGCCAGTGGTCGGGGAAAATTCACGTCCAAGAAAAGAGAAATTTCATTAAAAATCACTTGGAAAGGGTGATACCTTAAAACCATGAACGCAAAAGAACAATTCATCTCCCACAAAGAACTTGCCGAATGGTGGTCGTCTTTCGCCAACGACCCGAAGTTCGACACCGTTATGCTTTACGCCAGCAACGTAGCATTTGAGGCGTTTCCATCGGCGGAACAGCGAGAAGGCGTCTTGAGATTCAAAGACATCCTTCTGACGCTCTCAAATCAAGACGCTCCCGCCGTTGATTTCCCGCAGCCCGGACTGCAACACAATCTCGACACCAAACGCAAAACCACAGAATCCAAGAAAGGGAAATAATCCATGCTAAGACGCCTATTACTCGACCCATTGCCTGTCGGCGGCGGCGGAACACCCGCTCCCGCGCCGGTCAAACCAGCCGCCACACCAAGTCCAGCCCCGGCCACTGCCGCGCCCGCTGCCCACACAGCGCCGCCCGCCGCTGCGCCAGCGACAGAATTGGCATCCGATGACCCGTTTGAGCCGCCGAAGAAGCCAGCACCTGCCACAGCCCCGGCAAAGCCCGCCGCCGCCGCTCCTGCCGCGCCAGATGAGATTGACAAGCTCGCGCCAAAGGAGCTTCGCGAGCGAGTCAAACAGTTGCGGACTGAATCCATGTCATCAGGCAGCAAGGTCAAGGAACTGGAAGCCAAAATCAAATCCTTCGAGTCACAGGGCAAGGACACAAGTGCCCTGACTGCCCGCCTGACCGCTCTTGAAAAAGAGAAAGATGAATTGGCCGGTAAACTCCGGGCGGCAAACTTTCAGGAAAGCCCGGAATACAAAAAGAATTACGACGAGCCTTTCAATCGCATGGCAGAAAAGGCGCAAACCGTCATTCCAAACATTGTAATCACCAACGAGGACGGAACGACCCGCAAGGGGGCGTGGAGCGACTTTCAAAAGCTGTATGCAATGGACGAAGCGAGTGCCCAGACGGCGGCAAAAGAATTGTTCGGTGAAGCCGGGGCCGGTCTTGCTCTGCGCTATTTCAACGAACTGAACAACCTTGACGACAAACGCAAATCTGCGCTGGCAGAGGAACGGGCGAAGTGGAAGGAAAAGACCGACACTGAAATCGCCACTCAAGCCACCGAACGGGAAACGGTTGGCAAGACATGGCAGGAAACCAACGCCCGCCTTTCCGAATCCGTTGATGATTACAAGAACGACCCGGAGGACACTGAGTTGAATGACGCCCGCAAACACGCCCTGTCCATATTCGACTCGCAGATTCAGGCGAAAGATCGCGCCGAATTTATCAAGAAGAAGATTCTCCGCGATGCCCATGTCCGGCAGCGTGTCGGGGCGTTCCCGGTGATTAAAATGCAGTTGACCCGCGCCAATGAGAAAATCGCCGCATTGCAGGCCCAAGTTGACGAGTTGAAGGGAGCGGCTCCCGGCAAAGTCCAGCGACCTGGCGGGGCGGAAGGCGCGGGCACGGAAGAAGATTGGGGAACCGGATTGAAGAAAGCGGTTACGCCGGAATAACCATCACCGAATCATTTCACGCCCCACTGTTACAGGTGGGGCTTTTGAATTTTGAAGGGGTTGGCGGGCGGGCGAGTTGTCGGAGCGGCTGTTTCGCCCTTGTTCCAGTCATCGGACACCCTGCCGCCTGTTCCGGCCATTATGATTCCGGTAACAAACGCCTTTGTCAAAGCGTGGTCTTGCTCTGATGTCGTGGATAGCTCATGGCTGTGCCAGATGTCATTCATGGCCTGCTCAACGGGAATTGGGAGAACGATGTCAGACAGAAACTCCGGCCAAGTGTAAGGCTTGACGCCTTGCGCGGCGAGACGCTTTGGAACTGGCGGCGGTTCACCGTAGCCGGGGATTTGAGGCAGCGGCCTATCGGCATAATCGCCCTTTGTGATGACGGAAATAATCGGGCTTAAAAACGGACTGGCTTGAGTTCGCAGATACGAGCCTGCTGTTTTATACATGGATTCATCCGGGTAAATCAGATACTTGGTTTTACCGCCGCTCCCCGCGCCGATTTGGTAGAGTCTCAACGGCAAACGTGCCATTGTCAGGAACGGACTTCCCCAGGCGATGTTCATCCCGGCAACGCGGAATTTCATAAAGTCGGACGCCATCGGATTCCACCCGCCGCCACCAAGAAATGCGGGAACTCCGTTGAGTTTCTTGTCGTCCCCAAACAGATTGTTCAACTGCTGATTGGCCAGCAACAGGCCAAATCCAACGGCGGCGACTTTGGCCTTTTCCTTGAACTGGTTTTTGACAAACCATTTCTCAGCGGGAGTCATGTCGCCCATCTTGACAAGACTATTTGCGGCGCGGAGTGGGTCAGAAACCATCACGGCCACGCGGGACGCTTCCAGTTTAGGAGCGAACAGGGCATAACTGGCAGCTTTACCAAGTTGTCCGGCTCCGGCCTTGGTAACGCCCGTCATGTGATTCACAGAATCAGCGATGGCCTTGGCCATGCCATCATTCTGCATTGATTCAGGCAGTTTGTCCCATTCGTGATCGAATAGGTCTTGGCGAAGGATTTTCAGGACGGAATAACCGCGTGTGCCCATGCCTTGAAGTCGTCCAAGATGCGCCTTATCCAACTGCGCTTTGAACCATGCCGCCATTTTGGGAAACCCTTGAGCAAGCTGCGGGTCATTGAAATCCTCCATCTTGTTCATGTCATTCACCAAACCATTACGCTGTGCAATGGTGTAATTTGGACGGCGAGCAAGCGCGGATTTCTCCATCTCAAAATACTCCGGGCTGGCAACTAGTTTATACATCTTGCCAAAGTTCTCCCCGAACACGATTGGGTGTGTGGCGGCGACCAGGGGCGCGTGAGTTCCCATCGCAACCGTGCCGTGCAATCCGACCTTCATTGAAAACATCGTCTTAGCCGTTGCGGGTAACGCTTTTTGCAGCCAAGTTTGCTGTGAATTTTCAACCCATCGTTTTGCGGACTGTTTGAGCATTCGCGCTTGGCGCTGCTTCTGCCACACGTCATCGGCAATCCGCTTGACCTGCTTGGTTTGCGACAAACCGCTCAAAACATCCTTGGCAGGTATGCCTAAATCATCTGCGAGTTTATGAACCGTGTCACCCATGTTGGTGTCGCCCCTGTTAATATATTCATCCTTGGCGCGCTGCCACAGAGTCTTGACCTGAATTGGCGTCATCGGTTTTCCAGACTGATAATCTTGGAAAACTTTCTGCTGTTCAACCAAATCAGTCGGGACTTTTGAGCCACCAGTTTTCTTGACGGCTTTCTTCACTGTTTCAGCATTTGTCCCGTGCTTGTCGCCCTCGGCGTCCACCAGCTTTTGAGACGCATCGAAAATGGTTTTCAAGTGTGGGTTAATCTTGTCCCCAAACTCATCCACCATCACCTTTGACCACTTGGCGAAGTCGAGTCCCCAGTGGGCAATGTGAGATGCCCCAATTTCGGCCACGTCGCGCAAAACAGTCGGGTCAATGCCCGCCCCAAAAGTGAACGCCCTTGCGCGGATTCTGGCGCGGGCAGCATCCGCCCGTCTGTCGAGGCTGGAAACAATCTTTTCAGCAATCTTGATGATGGTGTCGCTGTATCGCGGCTTGCCCGTTTCCGTCAGGTTGTCAATAGCGGCTTGCAGGCTAACTTTGGCTGGTTCAACAGCCTTGTCCGCATCCGACACTCCCTTGGCGATTCCCTTGGCCTTTGGCTCAAGATACTTCGGCAAATCCTCTCCGGTTACATCATGGAAAGCGCGGCTTATTCCGGTAAATGAGCCTGTGTCCAAATCGGTTTCGCCCTGTTGCGCCATGCCCTGCTTGTGCCATTCCGTTTGGATGGACTTTGTGCGCGTGTCCCAATCGGACAGGGCTTTTTGAGCCATTCGGAATTCCTTTGAATCCGTCCCAAACTTTTCCTCGATGTTGCGGGCGGCTTTGGCCAGTTCTTCACCCTTAGCACGGGCAACGGCAATCAGGTCGAATGAAGTTTTCTTGTCAGACTCAAACTGGCGCAATGCCTTTTCAGCATCGCCACCGTTTTTCAAAATCTCACGTCCCCAGTCAACGGCAGCTTCCGCGCTGACGCCCTGACCGGATGCCACGGGAGCAACCTGTCCAGCCTTTGCGCGAGCCTCACGAACGCGCTGCGCGATGCCGTAAACGTCACCGCCATCGCCTTCCGCCCAACCACCGCCAGTATCCGGCCCTTGCCTAACTGATGGGCTTCCGGGGCCGGATAGGTCTGGGGGATTTGGCGTGGGCTGTGATTCTTTAAATCGCGTCACTGCACGACTCCATTCTTGACCGCGCTTGTCTTTTGCAGCAGCGAGTTCCCTGCGTGTGGATTCAGCCGCCTCAAGTTGCTTTTCTAAATCCGCCCATTCTGCGTTTTTGGATTTGTATATCGCGTTTAACTCATCCTTGGTGGCAACGCCGTATTTAACCAGCAACGCCTTGATGGTCAGTTTGTTCTTTCCCTTTGTTTCGGGCTTTGCGCGATTGGCGTCCGTGGTCATTTCAAAAACCTCGGACTGAATCTTGCGAATCTTTTCTTTCAGCGGGTCAACAACCTCAGTGACGTGTTTCCCCCACGCCTCTGTCGCTTGCGTTGCCGCCGTTGCCGCTACGCTAACGGTATCAGAAGTTACTCCACCCTTTGCACCCGTCGTCTCTGCCTTCGCTGTCTCAACCTGTGCAGGTTTTGCAACGACTGGTTTCAGGTCGTGCTTCTCAAGAATCGCCTGAATCTTTTTGGGATTTGCCTTGGCGTAGTCAGCCCAAACCTTTCCCATCGTTGTCTTGTTGTCGCCCTTGTAAATGGCAGAGGCTTCATCCTTGAACGGCTCGACATCGCGTTGCAACGCATCCCACTTTTCGTAGGACATGTGGAGTAATTTGTCGGCGGGGATTCCAAGCAATTCGGCGTAATCCACCTTGGCGTCATGCTGGTAAATCATGGACTGCGCCTTGAGCTTCTGTTTCATCGCCTCGATCTGCTTCAACTCGCCAATGATGGGATGCTCGGCAGGAACAAGGTCAGGATAATCGGCCAGCACTTCGGGAGGAACGGACTTGCCTTCTGACAATGCCGATTCCACTTCCTGCCTATGCCGTATTCGCAGGGCAGATGTTTGGGATTGGACAAGTTGAACCTTTCTCTTGTCACGCAAATCCTTTTTATTGATGTTAGAATCAATAAAATCAGATTGCTTTATCTGCCACGGCTCTTTCACCCCCTCCTGCGCCGGAGCAGCAGCCAAAGCTTGCTCCGGCACTGGCGGTTTGGCTGCCGGGGTCGGAATTGGTTCTTCTGGCAATCCCATTTCCTTTCTCGTTTCGTTATCGCGCCGCATTTTTTCCTGCTTTGACGAAATTTCTTCCGGCGTCATGTCGCGTTTGTGAAGCGATACTTCGTTTTTTGGGCCGTCTAAAATTTCGCCGTAAGTCGTGACAGTGTATTCGGGTGGTTGAGTTGTTTCCCCGGTGGATGGAACGGGAATGGTTTCAATGTTTCCTTCGTCATAGACATCGCCCACACGCCGGCCAGATGCGGTTTGAGTCCAAACTTTAGCCGTTCGTCCAGATTTTGTTGTACGCGTTGTGAATTTCGCGCCAGATGGGTGTGATTCTTCCTGCTGCGGAGTAGCGACCGATTCAGCGACCGGAGTGGGTTTGGGAACAGGTTTTTCGGCCATGTAAGTATCGTAATTTGGCCCCTTTCTGGCAGCGCCCTCTGCCATGCCTCTCAGGGTAATGCTCTTATTCGCCAAATCCATGTAGGTTTTTTCATCACCATCTTCCAATGCCTTATTTGCTTCTGCAAACGTGTCCTCTCCTAATTTCAACAAGGCTGGTGCTTCTTCTGGCTTTAGCTTTAACCCCTCAATGACTCCCGCACGATGTCCATAAGGCACGCCAGTTACGTCATATTGAGCCTGTGGCTTCGCTGGCGGGGTTATTGGCTCTGGAATGGGTGCAACTGGCTCGGCTTCGGGCGGCAGCGCGCCTTTCGGCTTCATCTTTTCTAACACCTTGCCCGAAACTGGCGGCTCAGTGAACGGTTTTACCTTGCCTGATAAAATGGCTTCCCCGGCAGGCGCAAAAGCCATCAAACTGTTAATTCCAATACCAACAATGTTCCTTCCCTTTTCGCCAGCGGTCATATCCGGCGTTCCTGCCCTTTGTCCCGCAAGCGTTGCCGCGCCTGCTGCTCCCTGCGTGGTGAAGTAAGCTCCAACCAGTGCTTTTGTAAGCGCGGCAATCTTAGGGGTGTCCTTTGCGAGATTGGCGGCTTTCCAGATTTCACCAACTCCCGTCAGCATGGCCACATTTTCGAGATTTACCTGACTGAGAAGTTCTTTGTTCACCCCGCCTAAAAATGTTGTTTGATCTGGCAACAAGTCGCCCGGAGAAAGCGTTGCAACTTTTGGAATGTCGGATACGAGTTTTTTTGCCAGTCCCGGAATCTTCTCGGCTGTCTGAATCGGGTTACTTTGTTCTAAATCTTTCCACGCCATTTTAAGACGGTCGCCAATGGTCGGATTCCACTGGCTCAACTTTGGCCGACTGTCTAATGATTGTGATGCAGGCGTTGCAGGCGTGGATGGACTTGTGGCTGTCTTTGTCGAATCGTCAAATTGGTCGAATACGTTCGACGTTTGAGGCGAGTCAAACTGGTCAAAAACATTTTGAGCCATAGCATTTTATTGTATGCCGATTGCTTCATTAAATGCGGCTTGGCCGTATTTAGCGACAAACTGTTTTTGAACTGCGGGGTCGTTGAGATTGGAGTTGAGATAATCAATCGCAGCCTTTGACGGTTTGGATGTTGGCGCGGCAGATTGCAGCGATGAAGCCGCCTTGGATTGAAACTCAGGCGCGGAATAATTCCCGCTTGGCAATTTAGAATCTGCCAAAGGATTCTGTGGAAAATTAGGCGATGGCCCGGCGGCAGGAACATCCGGCAATGCAGGTGCTCCGGTCTGCTGCAAGCTGGTTGCGGCGGGAGCGGGCGGGGCGAGTGCTGCAATCTGCCTTTTCAGGGCGTTGATGGTGCCGACCAGCGCACCTTTTTTGTCGAGGTCTTTTTCCACTGGCAACGCCGTGTTCGCGGCAAGAAGTTGGGTGTAAAGGTATTTCAACTTTTCCTGTTCGTGGAAAGGTGTTTTGCCGGAAGCGTTCAGTTCGGCAATTTTCTGTTTCAAGTCCAGAAGGTCGCTCTTGCTGTCAAGTTGCCCCCTTTGGAATGCTGCCAAGTCGGTGTTGCGTTGCTCCGTTAAATCGTTCCTGTTGGCGGCGAGCGTGGCGGCTTGCTCCATCTTGGCCTGATTCAAGGCTATGGCCTCGCCGCGCCTCTGTCTTGCCTGCAAAACATCGGCCATCAACTTGTCGCGCTGCAATCCCTGTCCCGCCGAGAATTCCTGAGCTTGACGCCGCACAGCATCTTGGTGGTCTTTTTCCTGTGCCGCAAATTCTTCCTCAGCAAAATTTTGTCGTGCCTGCCGCTCTCTCTCGCTGTCGGCGGTTTGGCGCAGCGAAATCCCGGCGCGAGTGCCCGCCTCTGCCGCTTGCAGGTAATCCATCGGATTGATTTGGAGCCACGGCGGAAGTTGCATAAATTTTAATAGAATCCCGACATATCAACATTATCATTCCCGTAACCGCCAGTTGAATAGACCTGATACGGGTTTGAACCCGCCTGACCGGGAATGCCTTGGTAACTACTTTGAACCTGAAATGGATTGGACAATGATGCCGTTCCTCCGCCGCGAGCGCCCGTGCCTCCTGCGGGATTTAGGCTCCATGAACTCGGATTCGCATTTTTCAGATATTGGTCATACAAACTTTTCGCGTAGGACGCCGCATCCGATGGACTTGGGGCCGAGCCGAGAACCGCGTTGGACTGAGAAATCTCACTCATCAGCGCGGGGTTTTGCTGTAATCCTCCCGCCGTGCCGGTGAGCGTGTTGTAATCAGTCAATCCCTGTTGCTGCAATCCTTCGGTGGTCGTTCCGGTCAATCCCATGCCAATCTCATTGGACATTGGACTGTTTGGCTGGCCAAGCGCAACGCCGCGTGAAGCCGCATAATTCCCGATGTTGTTCATCGTGGACGACGATAACTGGCCATTCAACATGCCTGAAATGTCGCCGGTCGCGCTGGTTGTCATCGCGCCGTAGTTGGGCACGTTCTGGTTGAGTTGCTCCCAGAGAGACGGTGGGGTTTGGGTGGCTCCTGGAACTAAACCGAAGGCTCCATTCCCCGCCGTTGGCGTAGGGGCGATATTGTAATTTGTCATAGATTAAAAGATTCTGGTTCTCCGGCTCATGTTCACCCCGGAAAAAGTTTCGTTTTCGACTACAAATTGTTCATCAGGAAATCGGCTGCTCATCTCCATGTTGAGCCGCCGGATGGCGAGCGATTCTTTCTTGTCGCCAGCGTCATCATCTCCCGCTTCCCTTGCGCGGATAGACTGAATCATCATTTTGATCGCCGCCTCGTTTCCCAAAGTAAGAATGTCCGAATCCTGAGTCACTGGCTCGAAGGCCAACTTGACCAGCGCATCCATGAAATAAATGCGGTGATGTTCCGCCCCGGCAATTCGGCTGAAAAGGAATTCCGGCGAGGTCTGCGACCCGCGCCATGCCGCCGTCAGGTTTCCCATGATTCCGGTGGGACTATATTTCCATGCCCGAACATCGCCCGCCGTGATGTCTTTTGTAACGGCAGTCACAACGGCAAATACCTGTGTCGTGAATGTTGAAGCAGCGGCCAAAGTCAGTTGAACGCCCCGTTGCGGGATGATGGCGTTTTGAGTGCCGTCAAATTGGTTGGAGAAAACTTCATGCCCGTTTGTGTCCAGTCCATAAATTGTGACGTGCTTTCCATAATCAGCGGGGTTGTCGGCGGTGACTTGAATTTGAAACGGGTTGCTTGGCGTCGGCCCGGCGAACATCGGCTGTGTACCGGAAAACTCAACGGCGTTGTGATGGCAACCCCCCGGCCCCCAACTGCGGTAGAAGCCTGGATTTGCAATCATTCCGGCGAAGTTGTCATTGACCGGGATATACGAATACCAGAGGTTCGCCAGCTTTTCCGCCCGATGATTCAGGTTCATGGCGAGCACTGCTTCAATCTTGTGAGGCCACGTCATGCAACCGCCCATGACAATTCCCCGCATCGAAACCACCGTCGCCCACCAGCTTCCCAAATCCATCAAAATCTGGACAGCCTCGTTGACATAGGCGGTGAACTGCGGGTCTTGCACGTTCACGCTGGCAATGTTCCCGCATGGCCCGCTTTTAATCTGTCCGAGCGTTAGCATAAGTCACATTCCATTATGTTGTATGGATTGTCAATCCTGTGGTTGTCCACGTCGTTCCATTATCTATTGAATAATAAACGGTGAAGTAACTTGGAAACAATGCTCCGCTTGGAACCGTAAAATCAATTTCAGTTGAGCTAACCGAAGACGGAACCACGGTAAAGGGAGGAACAATATAAGGCGGATTTCCAAGGCTGTTGTCCAACTTGATTTGGTTAATGAAAGACAGCCCAGTGCCAGCAAGTGCAAATGGGGTTGTAGAACTTGACGCCATTGTGTCGGGAGTTACGCTGGCAAATGTTGGTGTCGGCGGGGCGCTTGGCGTTGTCCCAACCTCTGCTGAATATGCACTCTCTAATCCGTTCAACACGCTGGTAATGACGTAGAAATACTCCTGCACCACCGTCAGGCCGACATCGTTGTAAAAGTTCGTGGTTGACGAGCCTATCAGGGCGTATGGCCCGCCAGAAGTTGTCGAGCGATAGACGTTATATTGGCTTGCTGCCGGAACCGCATAAGTCCAGCCCAAGTCTATCTCCAAAGTTTTCGCTGTTGCCGCCAGTCCTGAAGGAATGGCCGGAGATGGAGTATCCACAATAGCAATCAACCCGCCGCCGCCACTCATCGCCTTGTTAATTTGCTGGATGATTCTCTGCGCCGAGCCAACGTCCAGCGCGTCATATTTTAGGGTGTTCGCGCTCGCCCGGATGACATTCACCGTAACGGTTCCTGAAATGAAAAGGTCGGAGATCGAGTCAGTGAATGTCTGAACCGGAAGCGTTGATGTCACCGAACCAACAATGGTTCCGACCGGCATGATGATTGAATTTCTCATTTTGGTTCGGCAAATGTAGGTTCGGGAATTAAATCGGCAGCAAATCTTGCATTGGTCAATGTCGCCTGTCCGGTGAAAGAAAGTTTGACCTGAAAATTGTAACCCTCGCGCAAGGGTTGGTTGTTGGTCGCATCAAACTTTTTTGGGCCAGGCATACCAATCGAGATTCTGCGGCGATAGCCGGGGTCACTCGCGCCCTGATATTTGATGGTCGAGGAATACCAAAGCGTCCAGTTCGGATTTTGGTCGGAACGATACCACCATGAGTAGTCCACGTCAGCGACGATGTTCTTCACCGAAAATTCGCCATTCGCCAGCCGCTTGTATTCCCGCGCCGCATTCGGTTTTTCAGGAAACAGCATCGGACTTTCGGCGGTCATCGTAATCGGCGTCACTCCGTCGTCGAGATAACCGTCATCGTCGAGTTGGATTTGGTGAAGTTCAATCTGCGACAAGTCGTCGGACAAACAGAGCGCGTAACACCGAATCGAGCCGTTGAATCTCCCCACGATGAATTCCAGCACGTTCAACCCGTTCCATTCCGATTCCCAAACTGAAGGAGCTTTCCCTGAAAGTGAACTGTTAGGGTCGAAATTAAGCGACACCATCGCCGGGCCATAGACTCCGCGCGCCGCCTGTTGGAACTGGCAGGTTGTCAGTCGGCGATTGTTGAAAATGATGCTCTTGCTGAATGGCAGTAGTGTGGGGTCGTCGTTTTGGATGCTGCGAGAAACTTCCTTGCTGATTGGAGTGTTCCCCCACTGCACAAAGGCGAGGGTGGCCATTTGAAGGGACTGAATCCCTCCATCGGAAGTTCGGAAAATCAAATCCGCATTGCAGGGAGAAACATCGTCGTCTGATATTCCGCCCGACCCAAGCAACGCCTCGGTCAAAATCGGGCTGGTGAGGTTCGACCAAGTTGTTGCATCGGTCGGAGCCTGACAGGAAAACACCGTGTCATCGGTGAACACCATCAGCGGCCCCTGTCCAAGCGCGACGTTAAGCTGCTGCACAAATGCCATCGCGCAAATTGTTTCCCCAGAGCCGGGAATTGAAAATGTAGTTCCGCCAGCCAGAAGAAAGTTCTGGCTGATTTTGAGAATGGCGTCGGCAAAATTGTAATTTGTCGGCGGAGAGTTGCTGCCGGATGGAGCGCCCACAATGTCGCCCCCGATGAAATGCTGTCCGTCAGGAAGTGCCATCCAAATCCGGCCCATGCCATAAACCAAAACGGTTCCTACCGGAAGTTCGGGAAGCGAGTAGATTGGAGTTCCCGCCGCTATCGAATAGGCTGTCCCCGCCGTGTTACTGCTTCCGCTTGTGTCATTCAGATTTTTCAACAGGACGAAATAAGATGTTTGGCCGGGAGCCGCCCCACTTGAACTGGTGATGAACAAAGTGTCTGTTACATTCGTGGTCGGATTTGTGACCTGAACCACCATACCCGCCGCCGGAACGACGCTGCCGGGCTGACAATAAACTCCGCCCGCCAATCCAGTTACCGTCGTGGCTGATTGCGCTCCGTTTGGCCCAGTCTCAGGGTAGGTTGCCACCGTTGTCAGACCGCCGCTTGCTGTATTGTCCATCAAAAGCAGGGCGGTTGTCGGAACGGTGGATACCGAGGCGATGAATGGGATGGCTTGCTGTCCGTTTGTCTGCATCTGGCACGTTACTTTTGTTCCATTTATTACCGAAACTGTCATCAACGCGGTTCCGATTTGAAGCGTGTCGCCAACATTGCCACGAAAGGATTGAGTCAATGTTAAAATGACATAATTTGGAACAACTGCTGGAGCAATCGAAGGAAAATTTGTAAGATTCCACGAAACCACAACCCAAGTTGAGCCTCCGTAAATGAGTTTATTAACTGTTGACGTGGCCGATTGGTCAGAAGAGCCGAGCGGATTCCTCCAAGTAACTGTTGTCTGATTTGTTGTGGAATTAAAAGCTACCGCATCTACAATCCCATGAGCATGGGTTTTTCCGATTGTGTAGTCTTTGAAGTCAAAACCAATTCCGATTGCAAAACTTGTCATTTGACCGCCCACAATGCAGGTCAAAGTTGAAGGAGGGGTTGAACTCGGAATTTGGGGCCAAGCAGAAATGGGATTGCCACTCCCATCCGCCGCCGAAAGAATCGCCCCACAAATCTTGTTGTTGATAGAAAACTTGCTGCCGACTGGAATTGCGTCTGAGCCTGAACCCGAAACAATCCCAAACACCAAATAGTTCAACCCAGATGCGCCGGAAAGAGTGGACGCGCTTTGCAGATAGTAGGTTGCAGTATTTATTAGAACAGGAATCCCAATCGGGCCGGTGTATGGCGCATTGAGCAACAGTGAAATGTATTGGTTTATCGGCGGGGGATTCCACCCGTCACCGTTTGAATTGCTGGCGGCTATGGTTGCCAGCGAAGTCAGTCCCGCGCCGGGAGTTGACGGCCCAAGTGAACGCCGCGCCGAATTTCCGTCCCATATCACCGGCAGATTTATGCCGTCATTCCAAATCAAAAACTGTTCGGCCTGTCGAAGCCAGTTTTTAACTGCGGATGGTGAGTTGGTGGGCATGTTAGGTAATTGTGTTTACAACTCCGGCGAATGAAGCAAATCCGTCAGCTATGTAAATGTGCATCCCCAATGTTATTGAGTTTGGACTGACCATCGTAGCTTGAATTGTTATGTTCGCATTATTTGATGTCGCCGCTTGCGTCATGGTTCCAACCGTAGTTCCGGTTCCATAAATTATTATACTAGTGGGGGCCGCACAAAGTAGTCCTGGGTTGTTTGAAACGACACTGACCAACGCAATGGAAAAAACTTGAACCGGAGCGACTGGCGTTGCACTCGCCTGATTAGAGTTTCCACTGGTTCCAACTGCGTTTGTGGCCGTCACAACGTAATAGTAGGCCGTTCCATTAACCGCCGTGGAATCAGTCCAGTTCAGGACTGTGAGTGCCGTTGCCCCGGCAAGCACAACATATCCACTGCCGCCCGTAACCGAACGCAACACGGCGTAACTGACCGCAGTTGCCGATGCGTTCCATGTCAATCCAACCTGTGCGTTTCCTGCCGCCGCTATAAGGTTTGTTGGCGCAGGTGGCGCAGTGGCGGGAACGAACGGGGATGCGCTTGCCTCATTTGAGGCCGCACTGGTTCCGGCGGCATTGACGGATATGACGGTGTAAAAATAAGTTGTTCCATTTACTGCCGTTGTATCGGTGTATGATGTTCCAGAAACCAGTGTGGCCAGTGAAGTTTCAGAGCCAGATACGGTTGACCGAAGAACGGTGTAAGTTGTCGCGTTATTGGCTGCGAACCAAGCCAAGCCGACCTGAGCGTTTCCGGCTGTTGCAACCAATCCGGTCGGAACTGACGGAACTTGTAATGGAACTGGCGATGCACCAAGTGGTATTTCGTAAACGGTGGGCATCCCGCTGGAATCAAAAATGATTTGGAAAAGGTTTCCTCCGACAGCCGCCATGATGAAACCATTCGCCCCGTTCCGGTAGTAACACGCTCCTTGAAAAAGTCCGGTCTGAAAATCTGTTTGAGTTTGAGAGTCTGCAAAATTGAGAGGAAGATTTTTGAATGGCGGTCGCTGCGTTACAAAATCACCGCGCACCGTGGCGTTGGTGGCGAAGGAAAGCTGGTCAGGAGGTAAAAGTAAGGGGTCAACGTCTGAATTGATTCCCTTCGGAAACGACTTCAAGAATCCGTAGATGCGTTTTTCGCCAGCCATATCATTTTTTCGCCCAAACTCCGTTGCTGCTGACAAAGAAAAATCCCGGCGCATTGGTCGAGGTTGCCAACCAGATGTAATTCGGATTTCCGTTTGGCGGCGCGACATTTGTGCTGCTCCAAAGAATCATGTTGCCGTTCGTGATAACCGCCGTCTTGATGGATGCGGCGGCGTCCAAGTTTGAAAAATATCCGGTTGACACTCGGTTGGTGGCAGAGCCAAGCGTAATGGCAGAACTTGCGGATTTGGGTTGAAGGTTTCCATACCCGTCAATCATCCAGTTGATCGTTGTCCCCGGAGTAACGGTTGGAGTTGTTGAGAAATCAATCTCTGAAACGCCACCACCCACTATGACAGTGAAAACATTTGTGGCCGGAGCCGAATACGCCAGCCAATTCAAACCGTAGAGATAGTCCTGATTGTTGTATGGGAATCCCGTAAATCCGAACGACTTTAGGCTGTTTATCGTCAGGGTTCCAAACGCATCCGCTCCCAACTTCATGTTGTTGTTCAAGATGGTTTGATAACCGTAGGAGGTGAAATTGTTAGAAACCGGCTGGTAGCTTCCGCTTTGAAATGAAAGATTCCCACCAGCGGCGTTGGTTACGGCAGAGTTGAGAATGTTTGACTGAGACTGTGATAGCACTGGCGCAGCAGCCGAGTGGGTCGCAACGTAGTTGATTACCCACGACTGAGACGCATACCAATCCGCCTTGGCGACGAACGGCGACAGAAAAACAATAAGCCAGAGAATTTTTTTCATATTTGTTTCCACTCTCCCGAAGTTGTGTTCCAGACATAGGACGGCCCGACTCCGTTGGTTTCGTCAATGTGTGCCACTAAATTGGTGAACGGCGGGGAGATTTGCTGAAAGGTTGGCGTTCCAAGCGTGACATCGTAAGACAGCGGTGGATTGGCGGCGACCGGCAGATTTCCAATACTGAATTCCGATACCGGAACAAGTGAAATTGCGCTCATGCAATCTGCTATACCACTTGACATCCATTTTTGCAACGGTAAATTTTCATCGTGTCAGACCAATACTCGGCGGAAGAATTCGCGCTGGCGAGAGAATTTGACGCCATCCGGCGAGGGTATGGAAAGCCGGGAGTGGTTAAACATTATCTTGCCGCACACAAATTGATTTGGCCAGAGGACGACCAGCACCGCTGGTTTGTCTTGGGATTGACCCGGATTTGTGAAAACAAAGTCACGGTGTTTCTGGGCGCGGCATCCACTAACAAGACCTACCTTTTCACCGTTCACGCACTGATTAACTTTTGGGTTTTTCCCCAAACTTCTCTTGGCATCCTTTCCACAACAGACATCATTTCTCTGGAACGAAAGGTCTGGGGACGGTTGAAAAAGATGTTCAACCGTGGCCGGGAAAGATTTTCTTGGCTCGAAGGATTTGTCCTCGACTCAAAGCGTCAAATCACCCCGGACGACATTGACGACGAAAATGAAGTCGCCCGCACCCTTGACCACGGAATCGGAACGGTTGCCTGTGTGTCCAATGGCAGATTTGTCGGAATGGGAAAGTTTCAAGGTTCAAAGCCACCAAATTCTCCGGGGAAAAACGACGGCATAATGGTTCATTACGGCGACGAGGCGGCTGTAATGGAATCCTCCTTTCTGGACGCCTACGCAAATTGGATGGTGAACGACGGTTTCAAGGGAGTCATGGGCGGAAATCCGACCGACATTTCAGACCCGCTCTGCACTGCCGCCGAACCAAGGGGCGGTTGGGATTCGTTCATTGACACCGGCAAGACTCAAGAATGGACTTCGCGCTGGTATGATGCCCATGTCGTTGCGTTTGACGGGCGCGATACGCCAAACAACGATGAGCCGAAGAATCGTTACCCCTATCTCATAACCCAAAAGTTCATTGACTTGATGGCTTCAACTCATGGGCTTGATTCGTGGCAGTATTTCCAGCAAGCCATTGGGAAGCCGTCTCGCGGCATGGTTTCAAACCGAGTCATCACCATTGGCCTGTGTGAGAAGCATCACGCATTTGAATCCGCCGCTTGGAAAGGGACGGCTCGGACGAAACTTTTCTCCTGTGATCCAGCATTTGGTGGAGGCGACCGCTGCGTTGGCGGTGAGTGCGAATTTGGAGAGGACAAGGACGGCAATATCATCTTTGCCGTTGGAACTCCTGAAATAATTCCTATCCGACTAAATTGCGGCATTGAGCCAGAAGATCAGATTGCTGAGTTTATTTTTAACCAACACAAACGACTCAACATCCCGCCTGAGAATTTCTTTTACGATTCATTTGGCCGGGGAACGCTTGGCAATTCATTCGCCAAGAAGTTTGGAAGCACCTGCCCAATACCAGTTGATTCCGGCGCGCCGACCACCGAGAGGCCCGTCAGATTTGATTTGTTCATTGATGAAAAAAATGGCGAGAGACGCCTAAAAACATGCAAGGAACATTACTCGAAATTTGTTACAGAGATGTGGTTTTCCACACGCGAGGCCATTGAATCTAATCAGGTCAGAAATCTTTCCATGCCAGTTGCACAAGAGGGCCAGTTGCGGCTTTTCAGAATCGTGGCCGGAAATAAGGTCGAGGTCGAATCTAAGGACGACATGAAGGAGCGGGTAAAGAAAAGTCCCGACCTTTACGATTATTTTGCAATCGCCCTTGAGGGCGCTCGCCGACTCGGTTTCAGGATTGAGCGAATCGGGCGCGAGGTTCAATCCAGCAAACCTGACGAGGATTACTTTGACAAAGAGGTAAAAGAGTGGGACGCTGCAATAAATGCGGGACTCTTAAAACATTAACCATGTGGATACTGAAATCTTACAATGTCGCACCGCCGGGAAGCTATCGTTATGAGCAGACTGATGAAATCCGTCATTCCTTCAAACAGCGTCCGTCAATCGAGGATGTCGCAAAGTCTGTCAGTGACTTTCGCATCGGAAACAACCTTCGACGTGCCAGTCTTGGTGAATCCCTGGAGGACGTTGACACCTTCCTCTGCCGCCAGCTTAACAACAATCCCCAATTCTGCCGCGAAACCGATTCAACATTTGAAGCCGCACGTTCAACCCATGTTTTCTTCCAAAAGAACTGCCCGACCTGCGGCAATCCGGTAACAACTTCCTGATTTTATGACTGATGAAAATGAAAATGGGTCGGCCAGTTGGGAAGACCCCAAGAAGGTTTTAGAAACGATTCAATCCGGCGATGATGTTGAAACCGAGCGCGGCAAAAACCGGGTGTTAATAAATCGGGCCGCGAACAACGAACCGCTTGTATCTGACGAAGAAGCCAAGAAAATTGGCATGAAGATTTTCAATCGGTGGGGGGAATTTATGATTGCGCTGGCCAGCGCATCGCGCCAATTCCTGACCAATTTTACATCCCAAGACACCTATTGCACCATCGCCATTCCAAAAGCCCCGGAAGAATCGCGCGCTGACTGGGGCGGCTTCATCACTGAGTTCATCAATAATTGCATGAAAGAGGGGCCGCGCCAGATGGATTATTTCATGTTGCATTTATCCAAATGGAAGGCGGTTGCCGCGCATGGCATCGGGCCTATGCTGTGGGAAGATAAATACTCATGGCTTCCGCGCTATCTTGCCATTGAGGATTTGAGGATTGCCACGGACACGGAAATCAGCTTTCGCAATCTGACTTGGTTTGCCGCCCGAATCCCCTATTCGCCCGGAGAACTGTCACAAAAGGCATTTTCCAAAACACGCAGCAAGTTCATTTGGGATAAAAAATCCGTCGCCGACATCCTCAAAAATGTTGACCAGTGCAAGGCGACGATGGCGGAAAATAATTATGATTTTGAAACCGTGCCGGAAAAGTTCGAGGAATTGCGAAAACAAAATTCCGGTTACTGGTCGGGCGATGCCATGCCCACCATCAATCTATGGCATTTCTACCACAAAGACGACAAGGGAAAATGGTTTTTGAAGGTGGTGCCGGAAAACACCACGTCAGGAGTAACGGCGGAAACCAGTGAAAAGTTCATCTGCAAAAGCGAGGGAGAAGTTGCTGATAGCTGGCGTGAAATCCTGCACGTCCAGTTTGCCGACCTGAACAATAAAGCCCCGCTGCTTTATCATTCCGTCCGCTCACTCGGTTTTGCCCTTTTTGAGCCGTGTTATTGGACGGACTTTACCCGCTGCCGGTTGTTGCAACATACGCTTGACCAATTCAACATACTGCTCCGAATCTCCGACCCGGTTGACCGGGCAAAAGCAACGGTGCAGACATTCCAAAATCTGTCAGTCCTCAAGCCGGGAATCAGCATCGTGCCCGCAGCAGAGCGCCATCAGGTTGACGCCAATCTCATTGAGAGCGTAATGGCGCAGACCAAACAACTTCAAGCCGAAGCGTCCACAGCATACACGCAGAGCATTGACAACGGAACTGCTCGCGAACAGACGGCTTTCGAGACGGGCGTTAAGGTGCAGCAAAACAACGCCATGAAAAGTGGCATTATGAACATGGCCAAGGCATTTGAAAAAACCGCCTGTCAGGAAATATGCCGCCGTTTCTGTCTGCCAAATTCCGATGACGAAGATGTGATCGCCTTTCAAAAAGCCTGCAAACAAGAAGGCATTCCCCAAGCCTGGCTCGATGTTAGAAAATGGCGCGTTGAAATAACCGCTCCACTTGGCAACGGCGACCCAACGATGGCAATGGTTGAATCCCAGAATGTCATGCAGTTACGTCCGCTTGCCGACCCGTCATCGCAGCAGGAGATGACCCACGATGCAGCCGTGTCCATGATCGGAACGGCACGTGCCCGCCGTTGGTTCAAATCGGACAAGAAATCAATTTCCACAGCCGCCAGCGCCGCCGCCGCCGCGTTCCCGTCCTTGATGTTGGGAATGCCCTACATCGTTCCCGAAGGATTGAATCCCATTGAACAGATTCAAACCCTGTTGGAACTGGCCGTCCGCAAGGTGGCCATGATTGAACAGACAACCAAAATTCCCAAACCCGAAGAACTTATCGGCCTGCAAAACACTGCCGCCACCATCGAGAAACTGGTTCAGGGAATGCAGGGCGACACCGGCAACGAGCCGAAGATGAAGGAATTTGCCAAGGCGTTGAACCAGTTGAACAACGAAATCAAAAAGTTGCAGCAGCATCTTCAAATGGAGATGCAGAAACAGCAGCAGCAGAATGGCAATGGTGACATCCAGAAAATGATGATGGAAACCCAAGCCAAGATTCAAGGCAAGACCGCCGAGACTCAGCAGAAACTTAAGGCGAAGGAGCTTGCCGAGATGCAGAAGCGCCGTCACAAGGACACCGCGTTTGTCGCCGACCAGCAACGGCAGAATATCAAGACCGTGGCTGACATTGCCCGCCAATCCAGACAGCCGCTTGAAAGGGAGTGATTGTGAATCACATCCCCAAAATAGTCATCAAGACAATTAAGCCGGAGAACCATCGTTATTTGACTTGTGGTGATTTTTTGTATGATGCCGAGGATGACACCCTGACAATCTTTATCAGCCGCATGTCCGACTGGCGCAGCGAGCTTGCAGTTGCTGTGCATGAGGCGTTTGAATCTGTGACATGCCTTGCCTCTGATGTGAAATTCAAGGACATTGATTTATTCGACATGAACTATGAAGCGCATCGAAAATCTGGCAATAGTTGCGAACCGGGGGACAGCCCGGATGCGCCTTACCATTCGCAGCATGTGGGCGCGACGTGGATTGAAAAGGAAGTTTGTTCACGTCTGGATTTGCCGTGGGAAACCCATGAACGAAACGTGAACGATTTATGAAATCGGCAAAAGACATCATCTGTTTGGTTGCGGACGCCGGGCTGTTTGTTCACGTCGCCCGACGACTCGCCCGCGAATTCAAAACCGTCTATTACTGGTCGCCATGGGAAAATGCCTTTCCCCACTTTCGAGACGACATTATCGGAGACGGATACAGTGAAATTATCCGGGTTGAATCCGTCGAATCAGTTGCAAGCGAAATTGATTTAGCCGTGTTTCCCGATATAGGATATTCCGACCTGCAAAAACAATTCATTGAACGCGGTATCCCGGTATGGGGTTGCCGTAATGGTGATGAACTTGAGGCCCGACGCGGCAAGTTCCTTGATGTCCTAAAAAACAAGACCAATCTTCCCGTCCCAAAGGCTGAGAAAGTCAAGGGTATCACCAACCTTCGCCTGTTCCTGCAAGATAACCCTGACCAATACATCAAGGTGGACACCTACCGGGGCGACTTTGAGACGTTCCACTTCCACAGCATGGCAGAGGATGAAAACATCATTGATGAGATGGCCGCGAAGTTGGGGCCGCTCAAGGAAAATCTGGTGTTTTGGGTGTTCGCCCCGATTGACACCGAAATCGAGGATGGAATTGACACCTACTGCATTGATGGACAGTGGCCGGAAACAATCATTCATGGTCTTGAAAAAAAAGACCAGAGTTACATCGGGGCGTTCCAAAAGTTCGCTGATTGCCCCGAAGAAGTCCGCTGCGTCAACGAATCGTTTTCCCCCATTCTTGAATCATACGGCTACCGTGGCATGTTTTGCACCGAAGTCAGAATCACAAAAGAGGGGGAAAGTTATTTCATTGATCCTACGTGCCGTATGCCTTCGCCTCCAAGCCAGTGTATGTGCGAGATGATCGGCAACTTGGGAGAAATCATCTGGCAGGGCGCAAATGGAATTCTGGTTGAGCCGGAGCAAACAGCCAAATTCGGCGCACAGGCAATTTTCAAGGTTGACCGCGACCATTGGGGCGTGTTCGACATCCCGGAAGAAATTGACCCATTTGTTAAAATCTCATTCTCATGCAGGTCTAATGGAAAAATCTGCGTTCCGCCCGACCCGCAAGGCGTCTCTGAAATCGGCTGGTGTGTGGGCATTGGCGACACCATCGAAGAAGCGGTTGACCATCTCCGAGAAGTCGTTGACCAGATGCCGGAAGGCGTCCACGTCGAGTTTTCGTCACTAGCAGACCTGATGAAAGAACTTCAAGCCGCCAAAGAAGTCGGGGTTGAGATGACCGACCAGACCATCCCCGACCCGGCAGACATCATTGAGTAAGTTGCCAGCAATCTGGCTTGCCCTTCATTATCTCCTGCCGCACGTCCTCACGCTGATACGCCCGAATATGGGTGAACGGAACGTGGATTTTTAGAACGAGCGGGCATCGGCAAAGCTGGCAGGTGTGCAATTCCGCCTCTTTCAACACGCTCAACCGGGCTTTCATTTTCGCTTCCAGATGCCTTTTTAGCACCCCGGCGGTGAATTGAGTGTAACCGGCCCCATGCTGGTTAAAGACGCAGTGGCGGCATTGCAGCGCACGCGCAGCCGCCACGGAAGCATCCACCGGACGACCGCCTTCACCGAGCCATTCCTTCATCGTTGACCGGAATGACAGGAAATCGCGCCAGAGTTGAAGAATGTTCATAAATTTATTCGGCGAGTGTTCCAATTAGACCTTAGCAAATCCCGGCAATCGGTCAGAGGTCGTCACGCACATCGGAACTAAGGAGCCTCGCCGTGCCCTTGCAATGAATCCGCCGATTCTCTCCGGTAAATCTTGTTAATTCTCATAAATCACGTTCCTTCTGGCACTATCGGCTGAAAGTTCTTGTCCACCTTGCCGTCAGCAAAGTCCTTGACCGCCCTGACCTCGCCCTTGAGTGGCGTTCCAACTTTGGACATTTTCTTCATCGGGTTGGACGGCTTCTTCGTCTTTTCCCGATGCCTCTGCTGTGCCACCCGATTCTGCTCGCGCCGGTCTTCCTCGTTGCGGATTTTGTCATACTTTACGCCATTGACCACACGGTATGAAAATGTGCCGACCTGAACCAGTCGCCGCCCTTCCTCCGTTGTCGTTCGTGATTTTGGGTCGGGGGCGCAAAGAAACTCAATCGCTTTTACAACACTTTCCTCCGGCTCCCCAAAAACCGTTGCCAGAATTTTGCTGTTCAAATCAACCTGAAAACCAACCGTCTTATCCGGCTTCATGTTGGCGATGACGTAATCCAGCAGGGCAAAAGAAGCGAAACCCTTTCCAACCATTGAGCCGGTGTATTTCGAGTCGAATGATTTACCGTACATTCGAATACTCCCTTTCTTTGCAGAATTTGGCGGAAGGTGAGGGATTCGAACCCCCGACGGTTTTACCCGCAACTGTTTTCGGGACAGCGTCCTCGACCAACCGGACACCTTCCAGCCCTGAGCCAGAAGGCAATGATGATTGCTCTTTCATTCTAAAAACACTACCATCATTCCGTCCCATGTCAACATATTTGCTGACGTAATAAAACGTCACCACCAGTAAGCAGAATCAGCCCACAGAGACGGAGACGAATACACAGAGGGAGATTCCAAAATACATGTTCGGTTTAGGGGCGGGAGTCCCACCCAAGCGGGCCAATAGCAAAAGCCCCCTACACCACCCCAGCCCCACCACCCCCAGCCCTGGGGAAAAAGAATGCTTTGATCACACCACAAGAGCAAACACTATAGGTATATCAACTATTGTGCGACCTGAATTGTTTCAATCAATGATGCCAATGGCTTTGCAATGTGGCTATATTTGACAGCCTGATTTAATCGAATCTGGCAAGATTGTTTGATTTGCCGCATTTTTCCTTGTGTATCAGGTCTGCGGCGCTTGTGGTGCAGGTTCGGCGCTTGGCGCTGTTCGGCGCTGTCCTGGCGATCTTGGGCGCATTACACCGGCTTTGGGATAGGCCATGTTCCAGAGCCGGTCGAGGATGGATGCGAGTTTAGCATATTCGTCCTTGTCCTTTTCCTTCTCCATCCATGTTAGAACCTTGTTAACCTGAACGACAGCGCGACCCGTTGCGCGTTCTGGCAGTGACGCAATCAGGCGTGCGGCGCGGTTATTTTCGCGTGAGATTGTGGCACGCCTAGCGTAATCGGCTGCGTTCTCTTTTGTGATTGGTGGCGTACATGGGCGTAAGTTCACGCGGCGAAACTACCCCGTGAGCGGTTCGGTGTCAACTCGCGCCATATCAGTCTATGCTCAGTCTATACACCTTGGGTTGAGTGTTTGGGGTGTGAAAAACGGCGTGAAATCAGGTGTCTATACAATATAGCGACCGCAAGTGATTTAGGATTAGGGTAATTGAGATGGAGAAATATATTGCCAAGCTGCTAGGCATATGAGATTGTATTGGTGTGAACGGGAAACAACCAACAAAGGAACAAAATGAAAACAGTTAAAATTCAGTTTGCAGAC